ATCACAATTGTCATAAAAGTGCAGGATTTAAAAAAGTTGAAAATAAATTAATTGATAAATTCTTTTATTCATCTGAAAGTGCATTATTAAGAGAAGAATTTATAAAAGAAATTACAAAAGGACTATTTGGTGGCACTATAAAAATTGGTGGTGAATCAGTTAAACTTGAAGCAGAATTAATTGGAGTAGATAATGTTAAAAAAGCATTTATAGTAAAAGTAATTAATATAGATAAAAAATATTGGAATAAATTGCCATCAAATGGTATACTAGAAATACCTGCAAGAATATTTAGAACACCAGGAGGTGGTTGGTATAAAATTAAACATAGTGCATTTGAAAGTGCAATATCTGAAATTAGTGCAATGGGTGCTAACGCAGCATTTCAAAATGATGGTAATTCTACAACCGGATATTCATGGAACCCAGATTGGGATGATTATGATAACCAAAAATATTATTTAGATAATTTACCTGGTTGGAGTACCTTTGCAGAAAAACCATCTGAATATGAAAAGAAAAAAGCAACTGACCAAGAATTACCAATTTCAAATCATGATGATGGTAAAACCTCTAAATATAATCGTGTATTAAAACAAAACTTTAAAGAACCATTAGAATTTTTAAAAACAGCAGACATCAATGAATCTATTTTAACTGAAGGTGGTGCATATGGACATATGAATCATCCATTTGATACTGAAATTAATTTAACCTTCGGACAACTTAAAGATATTGTCAATCGTGCGTTAGATGGTAATTTAGAATTGAGTAGAGAAAAAACTGATGGTCAAGCTCTAGCAATTAGTTGGGTTAAAGGAAAATTAGTAGCAGCACGTAATAAAGGTCATCTTGCGAATAGAGGAGCAAATGCTTTAGATATAAATGCAATTGCAAGTAAGTTTGCCGGTAGAGGAGAATTAGAAAAAGCGTATAATTTTGCAATGCAAGACCTTACAAAAGCTATAAATTCACTTTCTGATAAACAAAAAGAAAAGATTTTTAAGAATGGTGCATGTTTTATGAACCTAGAGGTGATATATCCTACCTCAGTCAACGTCATTCCTTATGGTCAACCACTATTAGTATTTCACGGAACAATGGAGTACAACGAAAGTGGTGAGGCAATAGGTGAAGACCCACAAGCAGGTAAGATTTTAGCGGGGATGGTTAAACAAACTAATCAACACGTACAAGATAATTATACTATACAAGGCCCACCGATATTAAAATTACCAAAATCACAAGACCTTTCATCTAAAAAACCAAAATATCTTGCTAAAATTTCTAATTTACAAAAAGAATTTAGTTTAGGAGATACTGCAGGGGTTGCAGAATACCATCAAGCATGGTGGGAGAACTTCGTAGATAAAAAATCACCAATCACATTGGATAATAACACAAAAATAGGATTAGTTAAGAGATGGGCTTTTGGTGAGAAGGGTTTCCGTATCGATAAAAATACTATTACTGATGAAAAAACACTTAATTGGGCAACTAAGATAGATAAAGAAGACCATAAAAATATCACAAAAGATAATTTGATGAAATTTGAGGATATTTTCTTAGGAGTTGGAGCAGAAGTACTTTCATTTACAGCATCAGTATTAACTGTTAATCCAGATTCTGCGGTTAGGGATATGAAAAAGAGATTGGAGCAAACAATTAAAGATGTTGAGGCAAGTGGAGACCCTAAAAAGATAGATAAATTAAAATTAGAATTAAAAAGATTAACTGCAATCGGTGGACCTTCAAAAATTGTTCCAATAGAAGGTATAGTTTTCGTATACAACGGACAAACATTCAAATTAACAGGTGCGTTTGCCTCTTTAAATCAACTTTTGGGTATTTTTTATTAAAATATTTAGTTTTCGTATATTTATATATATAAAAATAAAAACCTAATATATAATAATAATGGCAAAGGAATTTAATAAGAAATTTATGCATCCAACTCGTAGAAAGTTGGTTAATATGGTATTGAGTGGTGGTGATTACGAAAAAAATACAGTTGTAGGGTATACTGCTGATAAAGTAGATAGACAAGTAGGTGATGTTTGGGAGGATGAATTCCATAGATACGAAAAGAAAGAGGGATTTACACTAAAAACCTCAAAAAACTCAGAAGCATTTGATGACCTTCGTAAATGGAGAGATGAACAATCACAATGTAAGGGTACTAATTGCAAAACATTTAAAATTACTGAAAAACATAAAAAGTTAATTAAAAAAACTGGTTATTGTATAAATTGTTTAGCAGAATTAGAAGATAAAATTCGTCTTTCTGGTTTTTGGGAACAATATGAGGACTATAAAATTTATACTCGTATGTTAATTGAAGGTAAAATAAAATTAGAACAATTAGAACAAGCATATAGTGATGTAAAACCATATTATGAATATATCAATGAAGATGGGACAAGTGATAAGTGGGAATTACCAAAACCAGTAGAAGAAGTTAAAGCCGAAATCAAAGAAATGATAGATTATGGCACTGAAGAGATTAAAAAAGTAGAAGAGTTCCGTAATAAAGCGTTTGAAATTTTAAAACAAAACAATTTAGAACACTACGTATCGTAATGGCAGGTGCATCGTTAAAAGATATAATAAAATTAGAATACCAAAAGTGTGCAGGAGACCCCGTATACTTTATGAAAAAGTATTGCATGATTCAACATCCCGTTAGAGGAAAAATACCATTTCATTTATATCCATTTCAAGAAAATACACTAACACAATTCAAAGACCATCGTTATAACATCATTTTGAAATCTCGTCAAACGGGTATATCAACCCTAACTGCAGGATTTGCGTTATGGAAGATGTTATTTAATCAGGACTTTAACGTATTAGTAATTGCAACTAAACAAGAGGTCGCAAAAAACTTAGTAACCAAAGTAAGGGTAATGAATCAATACCTACCTAGTTGGTTAAAACAAACAACAGTTGAAGATAATAAACTTTCTCTTAAATACTCAAATGGTTCACAAGTAAAAGCAACTTCTGCAGCAGGTGATGCTGGTCGTTCTGAAGCCCTATCTCTTTTAGTATTTGATGAGGCAGCATTCATTGATAACATTGAAGAAATTTGGATATCAGCACAATCTACTTTATCAACGGGTGGTAATGCAATTATTCTTTCTACTCCTAATGGTGTAGGTAATTTCTTTCATAGAACATGGGTGGGTGCAGAAGAAAATATCAATGGTTTTAATACAATTAAACTCCATTGGACAGTACACCCTGAAAGACATCAAAAGTGGAGAGATGAACAAGAAATACTTTTAGGACCAAAAGGTGCAGCACAAGAATGTGATTGTGATTTTGTAAGTTCTGGAGATTCAGTTATAGACCCACAACTTCTAATGTTTTATAAAGAAACATTTGTACAAGACCCAATTGAAAAAACAGGCTTTGATGGAAATCTTTGGAAATGGGAATATCCAGATTACAACAAAACATATATGGTCGTTGCCGACGTTGCACGAGGCGATGGGGCCGATTATTCGACTGCACAGATTATCGATATTGTGAATTCATCACAAGTTGCGGAATACAAAGGAAAATTAGATACAAAAGATTTTGGAAACTTTTTAGTTTCTGTCGCAACTGATTATAACAATGCGTTATTAGTGGTGGAGAATGCAAATATTGGTTGGGCAGTTATTCAACAAATAATTGATAGGGGGTATGGAAACTTATTTTATATGAGTAAGGATTTAAAATATGTTGATGTTTCCCATCAAATGACAAACAAATTTAGAGCAGAAGAAAGAGGAATGGTTGCTGGGTTCTCTACCACCTCTAAAACCCGTCCATTAATTATATCTAAGTTAGATGATTACTTTAGAGAGAAGTCCTTTACAGTCCGTTCAAGTCGTTTAATAGATGAGTTGTTTACATTTATATGGAATGGTAATCGTGCAGAAGCAATGAGAGGATATAATGATGACTTAGTAATGGCACTTTCAATTGGATTGTGGGTTAGAGATACTGCATTGAGATTAAGACAAGAAGGAATTGATTTAACAAAACAAGCTTTAGGTGGAATAAATCAAAGTGTTTATGATATGGGAGGATTTGGTGGAAATACAACTTTTGAAGAAAATCCGTGGTCAATGCAGGTAGGGGGTGAATCCGAAGATTTGACTTGGTTGATTAAATAATAAATTCAACATATTTATAGTGTATAATAAGATGCAGTATAAAATAATATAATTTTAATATAAAAAACAAAATATGGCAGATACTTCATTTTTTGGTAGGTTAAAGAAACTATTTCAACAAAAAGCAATTGTTACTATTGATGCCAATGGTAAACGAAAAGTTTTTGATACTGAAGATAGACAAGAAACTAACTTATCATCATTAAGAGACAGATACACAAAGATTCAAAAATCTTTCTATGAACAAGCAGGTGGTGCTCAATCAATGGCATATGCCCAGGTTCGTAGAGAAGTATTTAGAGATGTTGATGCGATGGACCAAGACCCGATTATTGCATCGGCATTGGATATATACGCAGATGAATCTACATTAAAAAATGAATTTGGTGATATGCTTATCATCCGTTCTGATAATGATAGAATTCAAGAATTATTAGAAAACTTATTCTATGATATTCTTAATATTGAATTTAACTTATGGCCTTGGACACGTAATATGTGTAAGTATGGTGATTTCTTTTTAGGTTTAGAGATTGGTGAAGGTAAGGGTATCGTAAACGTTACTCCGTATTCACAATACAACACCGAAAGAATTGAAGGATACGACCCACATAATCCAAACGCAGTTAAGTTTAGAGTAATGGAAGACCCATTAGGTAAAGTTGAGTACGATAACTATGAAATGGCACATTTCCGTTTATTATCAGATACAAACTGGTTACCTTATGGTAAAGCAATGATTGAGAATGGTAGAAGGTTATGGAAACAATTATCTCTTATGGAAGATGCGATGTTAATCCATCGTATTATGAGAGCACCTGAAAAAAGAGTGTTTAAAATTGATATAGGTAATATCCCACCAACCGAAGTGGATAACTACATGCAAAGAATTATTAACAAAATGAAAAAAGTTCCTTTTGTTAATAAAGATAC